ACATGACCTTTCGGAAGATCACCCAAAAATCATAAAAATAAACCTTATCTTTCAAATTTATGGCCTTTCCTGTTAGTCCTACCGAGGGACAAACGTATACAGAAAACAATACGGTCTGGATTTACTCTGCTGTCATGGGACAGTGGAATCGGTCCGTAATTAATCCCCTTAATGAAACTACTTATATTGGTAGTGATGGGGCTCCTGGTGGTGTTGGCTCCAATACTCAGGTTATCTTTAATGATAATGGTAGTCTTGCGGGCGATGCTGACCTTACTTGGAATAAAACCACCAACAAACTTACGGCTGTTGGGGACATTCAACTGAGTGACGGTGGCACCTTCACCACAACCCTTCAAACGGTCACTCCGACCGCCAACCGCACGATCAGCTTCCCCGACGCCACTGGCACCGTCGGACTAGTTGCAGGCTCTAGTGGGCAGGTGGTGTGGAATAATGCTGGCGCTTATGCAGGCGGCAACCTTGGCTACAACGCCACCACGGGAGTCTTTGGTTACGTCAGCGGCACTGGCACGATTACCCAGGCAACCAACAAGGCAACAGGCGTAACCCTCAATAGTCCCAGTGGGCAAATCACGCTGAACGGCGCTGCGCTGGCTGCTGACACTACGGTTAGTTTCACGTTGACCAATAGTTCAATCACAGCAAATGATGTTTTAATCCTGAACCACATCAGCGGTGGTACGGCTGGATCTTATTTGCTGAACGCTCAAGCTGCTGCTGGTTCGGCCAGCATCAATGTCCGCAACATCACAGCGGGCTCCCTTAGTGAAGCCATTGTCATTGGCTTTGCTGTCATCAAAACCCCCTAACTGTCATGGCACAATTCACGATTGAGATTCCCGATCAACTGCTTCCCGCCTTGGTGGTGGAGTTTGGCTTGGTTCAAGGCAGCACTGATGCCGCCACGCCTGAAGAGTATTTCCAGGCCAGCATTGTTGAAACCGTGCGGCAACGCGCTGAGGCCTACAAGGTTGGTCCGTATTACGTCGGTCCAGTGGACCCCCAGTACAACGCTGATGGCACTCCGTTTGGCGTGGTCCCTGAACCCCTCGTAGACAACGACACTACTCCGCCGGTTGTTGAGGAGGGCGTATGACGCTGATCGTGCGGCCTGGGTTCCAGTTCGACACCGACGCTTCGACCTACATCGAGGCTGTTGAGGTTGCTGATGCCCAGGCCCTAGAGACGGCCACCCGGTACGCCATCAATGACTTCGTGATCGGCTGTAAGCAGGATGGCATCTGGTCAGCGATCAAGGCAAGCTGCATCCTTGCTGGGGCTAGGACGCTGGCTGGGGCGTTGATTCCGCTTGCTGGGACCGCGCCTACCAACAACAACTTTGTCTCTGGTGACTACAACCGGAAGACTGGGCTCAAAGGGAACGGTACCAACAAAGCTTTGGGCAGCAATTATTTATGCTCGATAGTTTCCGCTGACAGCACCCACACCTCTTTTTTTGCGTCAGAGCTTGTCATTGACGGAAGCACTCAAATCCTCGTAGGTGGGTACATGGGTACAGCCCTAAACGCTTTTGAAATCTACCATGGGGCGACTGGAGATTTTAATGGATTTGCCAGAGCAAACTGGCCTTTTAGTGCGCTCACAATTGCAACAGGACTTTCTGCTGTTCAACGCAATTCCAGTACGTCCGTACAACTAAGAGCAAGAAATCAAACTTATAACGCAACCTCTTCTAAAGCGGCAGGGACGTTAGCTGATATTCGATTGGGTATATTTGCCAGGGAAAATAACGTAAGTGGGCCAAGCAGTTTTGGTTTCAATTGTAAATCTCGCCTCGCCTTCTACAGCATCGGCGAATCCCTAAACCTCGCCGCCCTTGACGCCCGCGTCACAGCACTCATCACCGCATTTGGAGTGGCAATACCATGAGCCCGATTTATGTTCCTGGAAAGGTGGTATTGCAAAAGCAGTTTGCCTGGAATGAGAGCGTCTGGAACCCCAGCATGATCCAAACGGCGCTGTGGCTGGATGCTGCGGATAATGCAACGCTATTCACAACTGATATTGGATCAACGCTGGCTACAAATGGTTCTACCGTAGGAAGGTGGAATGATAAAAGTGGAAACAACAGAAACGCACGACAGGCAAACGCAGCCTATCGCCCAACACTATCTACTAATGCGCAAAACACTCGCAACGGTATTACTTTTAGCGGTAACCTTGTATCTTTAGATTTTGCAACTGCTCCTCTTTTAAATAGCACCTCCGGCTCAGCAGTATATGTAGCAAAAACATCGGTTTCAAATACAACAATTAACAATGGAGCTGTGCTTGGGAAGTGGGGAAGCGCCGCGCAACCAAACTCTCACGAGCCATACGACGGCGCTATTTATCACGACTTTCTTTCTACCACAAGGCAAAACGCTTCCGTTAGCTTTGACTTGCAAACAGGTTTTATTGCCAGAATAAGCTCGGCAGCGAATTCGTGGAAATATTTTTTGAATGGATCTTCGCTTATTTCTTCTAACTCTAATACTGTTTCAGTGGGCTCATCTCCCACCATAGGGCAAGGAGTAAATACTGCCGGATTTCGAGGCAATGTATTTGAAATTGTAGTGTTTAATTCTGTTTTATCTGATGCTGGCTTTCAAAAAGTGGAAGGCTACCTAGCCCACAAATGGGGTCTGACCGCCAACCTCCCTGCTGGTCATCCTTACAAAACCGTGGGGCCGACGCCATGACCACCTCACCTTTAACCACTGCCACTAATCACCCCTGGAGGATGGTGCCATGAGTTGGGTTATTACAGGGTCGGAGAAGAACCCCGTGGATCTTTACCGGAGCCAGGTCAGCCTTCTGCTTCATGGGGATGGGGCTAACGGGTCTACAACCATTACGGATAGCAGCCCTACGCCGAAGACGGTGACTGCCGTTGGTAACGCGCAGATCAGCACCGCACAGAGCAAGTTTGGCGGGGCGAGTATTGCGTTTGACGGGAACGGCGATGCGCTAAGTGTCGCTGGATTGTCTGATCTAAGCCAATTTACGATGCCCGGAGTAGCAGCTACTTACGAGTGCTGGCTTTACTTAAACTCCTTGCCAGCCGTTAGGTATTTTTTGTTTGGCTCTTTCGGGACGGGAGATTCGGGATGGACGGTAGACATTGATAGCAGTGGGAATATTTTTATCTCAAGGAATTCAAGCGGCGCAACAGTATCGCTATCTTCTCCTGTTGTGGCTAGCTCTTGGCAGCATCTTGCAGTGGTGAGCAACGGCACAACCATCGTTGTTTACCGCAACGGCATTTCAGTTGGGTCGCTAGCTGCAAGCAGCAATTTAGTGGGCGCTGGTGCCATTGGTGCTGTAACACAAGATTTTAGAATTGGTGCGCGTCAAACAAGCAATCTTTTGCCGCTAAACGGCTACATCGACGACCTCCGCATCACCAAAGACATCGCCCGCTACACGGCCAACTTCACCCCACCCACCGCGCCGTTCCCTGACATCTGAGCCGGGGTGAGTAGTGTCCCCGACTACTATGTAAATTCCCATTATGACAACTCGCGCAACAGAGGAGGCTTTTAACGAGCTTCATGGATTGGTGACTAATGAATTGATCATGCGTATCAAATCGGGCACCGCTACCACTCAGGATCTAAAGGCGGCGGCTGATTGGCTTGCTAAGAATAATATCACTGGTGTCCCTGTGCTTGGTTCTCCACTTGCCACCCTCTTTAACAGTCTTGAATTGGAGATGGAGGATGTCGAAAGAGCCATCCGATAGTAACGATGAAGATGTGTCGGTTATGCTCAGAAACCTGGCGGCTACTGCCTTTTTGGGTCTCTTTAGCTGGCACTTAATCACCCTTCATAACATTGCTAAATCAGTGGAGGTGCTTGTCGAAAGGGTAAGTGCCTCCAACACCCGGATTGAGCGCCTCGAAAATAAAGTATTCTTTACGGATCACAATAATGGCGCCTCGAAAAACAACTACCCCTAGGCGTAGTGCTGCGTATTATCGGAATAACCCCGAAGCATACGCAAAGAAACTAGCCTACGATACAAAAGAAAACAAATCC